GTTTAAGAAATTAGGTTATGGAAGTAACGAAGAATTATTACAGATAGAGAAAGATATATTTGATTTTGTGTGGGAGGAGAGAAATCTTAAAGACTGGAAATATCCACATTATGAAGATGAGTACATAGGAAAAGATCTTTCTGAAATATATGGAGAAGAAACAAAGGTAGCAAATGGTCCTTTGTTAGATCCTATGATTACAACATATTTTCATAGGAGTCCTGCCAACACAGTTAATATGTTAAATGAATTTTATACAGATAGATTTCATAGAGATTCTTTATCATGTGCGGGGGTAATATATTTAAATCCAGATCCCCCACCTAATACAGGAACATCAATTCTGGATAGTCGTAACACTCTGTTCACAAACGTAGAAAACGTGTATAATAGATTGATAGCTTACGACGGATATAACATCCATGCTCTAACTGGATGTTTTGGAAATAGTCCAAAAACTGATAGACTAACTATAGTATTCTTTATACACGAAAAAGCACTTGCCAAAGGTTTTATTTAATTATGACAAAAGCACTTATTACAGGTGGAGCAGGTTTTATTGCACACCATACAATCAGTTACTTACTAAAACATACTGATTGGGAGATCATTACTCTTGATAGATTAGATTATAGTGGTAATCTTAATCGTCTGCACGATATTATGTTATCCTTTGATCCAGAAATTAGGAAACGTGTAAAGATCGTACATCATGATCTCAAGGCAGAACTTAATCCATTAGTCTGTAGTGAAATTGGACAGGTAGATTATATTCTACATTTAGCAGCAGGATCTCACGTAGATCGTAGCATAGATTATCCTATGGAGTTCATTATGGATAATGTTGTGGGTACTGCTAACATTTTAGAGTTTGCAAGAAAGCAAGACAATCTTGAAAGATTTGTTTACTTTAGCACAGATGAAGTGTTTGGTCCTGCTCCTAACGGTATCAAGTATAAAGAGAATGATAGATATAATTCAACAAACCCATACAGTGCGACCAAGGCAGGTGCAGAAGAGTTAGCAGTAGCATATGAGAATACATACAAACTTCCAATATACATTACACATACTATGAATGTATTCGGGGAAAGACAACACCCAGAGAAGTTTATCCCTATGTGTATTAAGAGAGCAAGGGATGGAGAAGTTATAACAATACATAGCGACAAGACTAGGACAATTCCTGGCTCAAGACATTACATACACGCTGAAGATGTTTCATCAGCAGTATATTTCTTACTACAATACAAAGGAACATTTGAACCCACTTGGGGAAATGCAAAATGCCCTAAGTTTAATATTGTAGGATCGGAAGAACTAAACAATCTTGAGTTAGCACAGATCATTGCTGATGCACAGGGTAAGGAACTTAAGTATGAGTTAGTTGATTTCCATTCTTCCAGACCAGGACATGACTTGCGATATGCATTAGATGGTGGTAAGATGAGAGAACTCGGTTGGACACCTGCTAAATCAGTTCGCGAACGTATAGCAGAGGTTACTAACTGGACACTTAACAATCAGAGGTGGATCAAACTATGAAGAACAACATAACTCAAGAAGAGTTTAAAAATGTTGCTGATGATTTCTTCCTAAAGTATGACTATGTCAAACAAAATATGGAAGGAGATACCGAAGACATTATAAGAGTGGTTAATACTATCTGCGATGAAGTTAATTCTCAGAAGAGCAGTAAGAGTAGTTTCTCAATAGGATTTGCAGGAGATCATGAAAATTCTGTTTAGTATTAGAGAATTCTTATGGGTATGTGTATCTGAAGTAGAGGATTGGTTATACCCATACAGAAAAAGATTAACACCAGAAGAAAGGTTTGAGGTAAGGGTCAAAGATCCATATACAGAAGAAATGTATATGGTAGAGGAGTTGATTCAATCTTTAAATCAAAAGGTAGATAAACTTCAAGATGATATGGTTTATGTAAAAGATAAACTATCAGAACACGAAAAATTACTTCAATTAAATCCTAAATTTAGAGTAAGAAAAGCAAGCGAAAGTTTCTCAGTTTCGGGATCAATAAGGTCAAATGGTATAAATACTTAACTAACACCCTTAGAGGATCCCGTTTTGGAGGACAAAAAAGCAGCTAAAAGGATCATTAAGATCGCAAAAAAGAATCGCAAATTGTATACAAAAGAAGATGTTTGGTATGCAAAAATGATCCGAAAAGAACTTAAAAAAGAACAAAATGACTAACTTTGCAAAAGAATTAAAGGTAGGAACAAAGAAATCACATACAGCAGCAGAGAACACTGCATTTGTTAAATCATTTCTGCGTGGAGTAGTAAGTCCAGACAACTATAAATGCTTAGTATCAGATCTCTACTTTGTTTACAAAGCATTAGAAGAAGAAGTATATGGTTTGAGAACACATCCCATAGTTGGTAGTTTATATTTTCCAGAATTAGAGAGATTGATAGCATTAGAAAAGGATTTACAATATTTTTATGGTCTTGAATGGAGAACTAAAATAGAACCAAGTCAAGCATGTAAACAATATGTTAATCGTATTCGTGAAGTTGCAGAGGATGAACCAGAATTATTAGTTGGTCACCACTATACCAGATACTTGGGAGATTTATCTGGTGGTCAAATATTAAAGAACATTGCAAAGAAAGCAATGAACTTAGAGAAAGCTGGTTTAGACTTTTATGAGTTTGAAAATATCAAAGATTCTAAATTATATAAAGAAAAATACCGTAGTGTATTGGATGAGTTACCACTTACAGAATCAGAGAAGAATGCTATCATTACAGAGGCAAATTATGCATTCAGATTAAACATGTATATGTTTGATGAATTAAAAGGTAACGCAGCAAAATCATTCTTTCAAATTGTTTTTAGAGCAATCTTTGATCGCATACCAAGATGAAAGATTCTTTAAAAATCAACAGAAACGATGATGGTTCTTTTACTGCAGAATGGGACAAAAAAGACCCAGAATGGAGTTGGTTAAATAATTTAACATCAAAAGAATTACAGAATGTTTTTGAACAAGCAATCAGAATGGATCAACAATGAGTTGCCAACAGAGCAAACTCGTGATAAAATGAAGACTTACACCGAAAAGGATTATTGGGAAGGTAGAGTCCCAGATGAATTGTTTGAGGAGTATCTTCAAAAGTATGGTTACGAATACACACCATGAATAACGTAGGATTAGAAGTTGTCTTTTGGACAATACTATCAGTGTACCTTCTAGCAAAGTTAGGAGTATTTAAAAAAACAACAAGAAAAAAGTAGATGGCACTATCAGACACAGTTAAAACATCGCTGAGAGACGCACAAGAGAATTTAAGAAATGCACTTGCATTTTCAGCAAGACAAGAGAAACCATTTGTCAGCAAACATATTGCAGATATGATGGCGAACATTGAAAATATCATAGATGCTAGTGAAGTAATTGACAAGATGGAAAATCGTAAGGATGGGGATAGCGGATTCTTTGGTACATTCTACAACAAGGATGACATATAAATCTAAAGTAAACGTAAAGAAATATTAGATGATATAGATACTATGTTATAATATCCTAACATTTCAAGATACTTATGTTTAATTTAGATGAAGTCTACGGAACCTACCTACACTCAGATAAAAGATTTCGTATTGATGGTGTTCCAGAAAAAGTTATAGGATATGGATATTCGTGTGATGGTGCCAACATAACAGGACACTATGTTAACACAGAGAACCATAAGTTGTATTATGATTTAAAAGGTGTATTTGTTCGTAAAGAAACACTGGAAGTTGCAAACATAAAAAGATAGTGCTAAATTATAAATAGTAACGTAGGATATAGGAGGTCACTATGAAAACTATTGAAGACCACATCCAAAAGGATAAACAAATCCTTGCCGATCCAACTACTTCTGAACCAATGCGTCATCATATAGAAGATGAGTTGCATGACTTAGAAGAATATGTTGAGCATCATAAAGCAGAGATCGAAGCAGGAGATCACCACGATCCTAACTGCATTGAACTTTTTTGTGATCAACACCCAGACGAACCAGAGTGTCTAGTGTACGATGATTGATGAACCAATAACCTCTGAAGATGCTGTAGGTACTAATAAACTTTTCAGTAGGAAAGGTTATCTAAAACAGTTTGAACCACCAAAGGTTGAGAAAGAATTAAATGGTGGACAATCCCTTGCAAAAAATGTCAAGGAAGAGTCTAGTACCTTTGTAAAAAAAGAGAGTGCTAATTTAAGAAAAACCAAAGAGAAGGAAATTGAATGGGCACCTGTAAATTATACTGAAAGTAAGACAAGAATGCGAAGGTCTAAGTCAGTTTAAAAAGTGTCACAACCCCCTTTACAGGGGGTTTTTTTATGCTATAATTAATACAGGGAAACAAAACAGGCAAGGATCTATGGTTGTCCCAGATCAGGTCGAAATCTTGATTTGATCACAAGATCGTAAATCCTCTCTGAGAAATTACGTCCTGTAAGTCCTAGTTTTTGTTTCTCGCATCCAATTTATGTTGTTATATGCAGTTCAGTGTAGTAGTTGGCAATCCACCATATACAGATACATCTACAGTAACAGGTGCAACCACAGGTGGATGTGCAAAAACCTTAGATACAATTTTTTACTTAGATGCAATGAAAAGATCTGATTATGTATCAGAGGTAATTAGATCTAAACACTTTGCTAAATCTACATCAAAGTTTAGAAGAACTTTATTTTCAACAGCAGGTATTGTTTCTATTGAAGCACTTTCTCCTGATACATTTCCTTCTATATCAATGACAGAAACCTGTATATGCACTTGGAAACGTGGATATAATGGACTAACAAAATTAACTTATCTTGATGGTACAGTAAAAGATATTAGAATTACTCCTGATACTTGTATTAGATTTACAAATTCAGAATTTATTTCAGAAGTCCCAAACAATATGGGATATCGCTATCAACGTGGCAACTTGAACTTGAATCAATTGATTGAAGGAGACTACCCTATGATAACTACGATGGGTGGTAAGAACGGAGAAATGCAAGTTACTAAAGTTGATGGATCTCAATATGTTTGTTGTGTAAATCAACACGGTGTTGTAATGAATAGTAAGTATGGTGGAAAAGGATTCGGACAGGTTCGCATCAAACCTTATGACCATGCTATTAGTGGATCTACAGTTATATTAAAGACATCATCTGAAGAAGAGAGTAGTAAACTTGCAGATTATTTGAGATCTGATGAAGTATATCAGATGGTGCTTAAGAATAGAATAGTTAACTCTAACACAAAAGAATTATTCAAAACTATTCCTGACATTTAATGAAGAGAAACGATCATAATAAAAGTGTAGGATCTGAGATTGAAAGATCAGATGATAGGATAAACGCTACTAGCGAAGTGTTTACACCTACGGATGTTTGTGTTAGAATGATAGATGAAATACCAGATGATATTAAAAAGAATCCTAATTCTACTTTCCTAGATAATTCAGCAGGTAGTGGTAATTTTCTGGTTACTCTTAAAAATACTTTACTACAATATCATGAGGAGGAACACATACTAAACAATATGTTGTATGCAGTAGAACTTATGGAGGATAATCATCTTGAATTGTGTAAAAGATTAGGTGTTGAATCTGATCATCCACATTATGTTTGCAACGATGCATTAACTTATGACTATAGTTTTGGAAAACCAGTTGGATTAGAAGCA